TCGGACTTTGTGGTGTTCAGAAGCGGAGAAATCCCCACGCTGAACATGGACACGAAGTATCCGATTGAAGTGCTCGCTTCTCGGAATGGCGGGCCAACTGCTGAATTGCAGTCGACAATTAAACCGAGTGCGTCTATGGTAGACTCGAAAGAGTCCGTGCCACGGGCGGACGTGTGCGTAGTGCCTCAGACTCCTCTGACAACTCCCTGTGTCGGGAATGTGCAAGAGCTGGGGCATGCAACACCGTCTGCCTTGGGTGCGGAGACAAAGAAACCTCCGATTCGAGGGGGCACAACCTCGAATATTCAGCGTACAATCGAACGCATTGTGCAGCAACTGAAAATGTTTGGTTATAATTCCAACGGTCAGTCGCTGGGCAATACCGTCCGTCACTGGGTCGAAATGACCGGTGAGGTTGCAGGCATCGATGCCTGGGTAAAAGTAGCAAAATACAAACTTGCTGCCTTTTACTCCTTTTGGAAGGGACAACCTCTGCCGACCCGACCCTTTAAGATGGATGACAACCCTGCCATCCTCGTCGGCGGCGCGGCCTATCCATGGTTGCGTGCGCAGATGTTACGAGGGGATGAAAGAGCGGATGAGCTTGCTTTCTCACTTAAAATGGTGAAGAAGGCGCTCCCTCGCCCGTCAAAGGCGTTTCTCGATAAGGCGGAGCGCGCAACCTTTGTTCGTTTAACGACACCGGTGCGCGGTCCCCTCGGAACCGACGCCTTTTCGGGCAAGGTGGTATGGACACCTCCGCGCGGGAAGTTCCTTCTCAAATGGAGCGAGATTTGTGGCGACGAAGTTGACTGTGAGTGCCGACATGAGGGGAAGACGTTTCACGATTCGTGTAAATGTCCTCCGGCTGTGTGTCGGGCACCTGCCACAGTGATCAGTCGGGAGGTCGCGGTCGCGGAGTTGCGACGGACCGTCCGTGAGATCTATGGCAAGTCAACTTATACGTTGCGAGATCGCTTCCAACCGTGCTTTCCCAGCACTTCGGCCAACTACATCTCGTCGAGATTTGGAGGTGGCGCTGTGGGCACGTTGTTAGGGGAGGAGTGCGTTCTCTCAGGACTTCGTGAGCCCGAGTTTCGCGGATTCGAAGTAAATCCGGATGCTCGTGTGGGTCTCGCAGAGTTCGGGGGAATCGATGCGTCCGAGCCTCAACCCCTGGTGGCCGAGGACTCCCTCCTCCGTCTGCGCTTCCGTAAGTATTACTATCGGTTGATGCGGGCGGCAGAAGAGGAAGAGCCCTTTGCGACGCCATTGGGGTTGGCCGAAGCTCTGAAGGCAAGGGTGATTACCAAAGGTCCACCGTATCTCATGACAGTCTTGAAACCTGTTCAGAGGAGATTGTGGTCTGTGTTGGCGGAACACCCCTGCTTCCGGCTCGTTGGACGACCGTTGGGTGAGTGGTATCTGCAGGAACGCCTGGGAAACCATTGTGGCCCTTACGAAGGATACCTCTCCGGGGACTACAGTGATGCGACCAATGAGTTGCACAGCTGGGTATCGGAGGCCATCGTCGATGAAATATGCGACATCTGGCAGGTCTCGGAACTCGAACGGAAGCTTTTCCGCCGAGCCTTGACCGGTCATATAATTGACTACGGTGGGGAGCAATCCCTGCAGCAACGTGGTCAGTTGATGGGATCCGTCGTTTCTTTTCCGATCTTGTGCGTTGCGAACGCAGCACTTTGTCGTTTCGTCTGGGAACAGGCTTCCGGGTTGCGCACTTCGTTGGAGCGCTTTCCGGGCTGTTTCAATGGCGACGACGTGGTGTTCCGTACTACGGAGCAGGGTCGGAGAATGTGGACGACGGCGTTGGGTTTCGTAGGGCTGCAGGAGAGTGTGGGAAAGACCTACTACTCCTCATCTTTCCTGGAAATGAATTCACGCATGTTTCGGGTGGCGCCGCACCTCTCCTTCCAAAGTGTGGAGGATGGTTGCGCGAACCCGATTCCGGGGCTTGGAGGCCGTGCTCGTGTGCTC